ATGCATTATTATTTTGATGAAAGTGGAAGTACTGGTGATCTAATTAATAAAAAATTTGACCTTAGTTTTTTCACTCAACCAATTTTTGCACATGTAGGAATAGGTATAGAGGAAGATATTAATATCGAACATGTTTTAAATGAACTTAAACAAAAACATGGGATATCAGAAGTGGAGTTGAAATCGCAGGATGTGTACTTTAAAAAGCCTGAGATTATGTTTGATTTAGTGAAATATATTGTTGATAACAGATTGCCTTTTCTGTGTGAGGTAGTAGATAAAAAATATACTATTGCTACGTCCATGGTAACACATCTGATAGTACCTCCAATGCCAGATGAAGCTGATGGAAAGAATCAATACATTAGAAACATACTTGCAGACTTCATTTCTTTAAAAGCACCTGAAGAATGCTTTAAACTATTCTTTCAAACTTGCATGACTCCAACCGAAGACAATTTGTTAGCTACAATGAATAGTCTTAAAACCTTTTTCAGTGAGACTCATGAAGAATTAAATGATGAGAACTTAACGATTCTCATGATTGATGAAACAATCGATGATTATCGCTTAGAAAAAGAGAATATGGGAGAGCAACAAGCTCTTAAACGCTTTATACCACTCCCTGATTATGACTCAAACAATAATACAATAGCTATTCTGGCCCATGTTCATTGCTTCTATAACTTACTTGCTCGTTTAAACAAATATCATTGCGGTAATTGGGAGGATGTTATTCTTTTCCATGACACACAAAATGAGTTTTCTACAACGCTGAACTTTTGCATTGAGAATATTAAGACAATCGACCCTACAAACATTCCTCCTATACCTAATGCGGATTTCCATATTAGAGATACTATCAAACTTGAATTTACCGATTCGAAAGAGAGTGCAGCAATACAAATAGCTGATATTGTAGCTGGATTCCTAAATCGCTATATTAACGGATTAATGTATAAAAGATTAGAAATCGACCAGATTTATCATGATATTTTCAACATGCTGCTTATTTGTAATAGACTACCACACCCAAGCCCTTTGGGAATAAACTTTGTATTACCTGAAAGCATTAGAGAAGAATTATTTTATGCTTTCAGAGTACATCCGGGATATTGATTAGCCCATTAAAAGTAGCATTAGTGGTAATGCTACTTTTAACTTCCACCAACCATAATCAATAGTACTTGTAATAGTTGCCCTAAAGGTACTTGAATAACTACAATACCAAATGCATCAAGTACTGGTACTATGATCCAGTTATAGAGAATGATAAGGGTTAGTACAAAACCGAGGGCATTACGCCAGTGAAATGTTACCTTTTCAATCTCTTCTTTATTCGTTTCAATCTGCCCTTCAGCATTCGTTTTCTTTACTTCCTGTTCAATACTTTTCTTCTTAATGAAAAAATCCAATCCTGATTTCAGAAAGTCAATCAATATACTAATCATTCAATAATCCCCACGGCATATACCCAAAAGTGCTTTCCCTTTACAAATAACTTTTTACTTTCGATTAAGTACACATCGATCTCATCACCCTGTAGTGACCATGTGAGTACTTCACCATCATTAAAATTCTGTTTTTTCTCGTAGCAGACATTCATAAAACACTCAATCTGAATATCTGCTTTCTTCAATTGCTTCTGGAACTTCTTTCCGAGAAAGCACTTATTGATTGGCATACTATTTCCATCTGGCGTAGTACCATTAAGTTTTATCTCACTCGTAAGTTCACCATAGTGTTCTTCAAAATTCATATTATCCCTTTTTTATAACAAACGATCCCTGTATACCTGCGAGAACAAGTCTTGCCCCCTTCTCTGCTTCTGTATAGAAATCATAAATGATTTTACGTCTCTTACTTTCACGCAATCCAATTACTCGCTTTTCTTTCTTCTTCTGACTGGTATCAATCAATCGCTTTTTACCATTCTTTCCTTTAATGACCTTATAACGCCCATTTGATAGATTACGTTTCAGTCCTGCAATGTTACCGAACCGATCAAGACGTGCTTTACTCGTTGGTACAAACTTATCAATGGACTTTTCCTGAACAAGAACGTCATATAAGTACTTCGCCTGTAGATCCTTCACGAGAATAGTACTGTGAACACCATTACCAACTTTCTTGTACATAAAGAGAATGGAACGTTGAGTGAAAGGTACTGCTCCTTTATCGATTGCATTGTTTAAATCCATTTGCATTTTGGTTGATAACGACCTTGACCTTTTGATTATTTCATTCTGAAAATCACGTCCGAGACGTTGACCTGTAGTATTAAGATAGGTTGTTGCATTATTCAGTCCTGTTATTCTGCCTCTAATCATATTTACCTCACTCCCAACATTTCAATCAAACTATGTAGCACCCGGAACAATTCAATTCGATTCTTTGGCAATCGGGATTTACACAGAATGGCTTTATTGAGATTGTCAGGATGTAAGCCATAATAGCTAATCAATGCAGTTTCAATCAAAGTAGCTTCGGCATCTGTCTTAAAACAGTACAGAATCCTTTTTGAGTACTCCATACCTGAATCAATCATGGCATTTACACTTTTACTGCTCCCCGTATAATCCATCCAGTTACTTTCCGTTGAAGTGCTTTTAAGTTTTGAAATGTCTTTGATACCTTTATATATCTGCTTCTTTCCGAAGTAGTACTCTCCCGTTTCAGGAAATTCAATTAAGTATACAAATGAACAGTACAGACCTTCATTTACTTCTCTGATATTCCATTGTTCTGGAGCGAACATCGTCCAGTTGTTATTAATTCTCATCACTAAATACCCATATGTAATTTATACAGGTATTTAGTAAATGGATTTAAAAAGTAGACTTAAGGAATATGAAGGTACGATTGCCTACCAGACAAAATCGGGTTACTTCCGTAATGGAAAGTTCTTCCCATACTCTGACTCATTGGGATTCAGTACTATTGGGTATGGACATTTAATCAAATCAGAGGAACGTTTCAGTACGGGATTATCCCCGAATGATGCAGAAACGTTACTTGATAAGGATATTGCTATCGCCCGAACAGGATTAAGTACTCTACGTTTAGGTACTCTTCCTGCCGACATTGAGGACTATCTGATCATCATGATTTTTCAGTTAGGGGTGAATGGCGTAAGTAAATTTAGAAAGCTACTGGCAGCAGCAAAGGCGGGAGATCGAGATGGTATGCGGCGTGAGTCTGTTGATTCATTATGGTACAGGCAAACACCAAACCGGGTAAGAGATATGAATAATCAATTAAAATAACAAAGGGGCATTACGCCCCTTTTGTCTTTTCGAGAATTGTCAGAATACGCTCAATCTTCAAATCCAATTGATGAATTTGATCTTCGAGATTACGTAATGTCTTCTTCATTTCATCCTGCTCTGTTTCGAGGCGGTCTATACTGCTACTGTGTAGTTGTATCTTTGCTTCAATCTGCGAAACTCGCGTGAGTAAATCTTCAGTATCAGAAGAACTGTCACGGAATATCGTATAAAGAAAACCAAGGCCAGCGATAACAAGAGCAACAATAGTACCGAAATCCATATATTATGCCTTATTATTGTTATTATGAGTATTTATATCAGTAGCCAGTGAAACTTGCTAAAGCAATTTGAAAACCACTGTTCCCCATTGCCTGTCGATACGTCTTCTGGTTCTTATTCACATACTGTAAAGAGAATGACGTACTGCTATTCCTCTTAATAAGAACTCCTGAATATCCCGTTGATTCTCCATCATCCGAAATGTTGCCTGGACACTGACTAATGCATATCCACGGATCGGCAAAACTCGTCGTAATCGTCAAGGCAGTACCGAGATCATGAGAGGATGGTACAGTAAAAAAATCCTGAATACGTGGCATTGTACCCGCACTTGCAGCAGACCAGATCAACGTTCCAGCACTGTTATATACATCGAGATAGCCTGATGTAAGAGCCGTGGTATTACTGGATAGCATGAACCGCCCTGAACCTGCTTCGAACATTGCCGAACCGGGAAAACAGTACTTTCCATTCGTCTGTAGCTGGAACCAGCGTAGCCCCGTATTGGGGAAGAAATTTAGGGGCAAATACCCTAATGTACTCCCGTTACCAAAAGCACTGTTAATGAGATAGTAACCTGTGTCTGAGAGTGTACCCATTGCTTTAACGGAACTCATTACGACCGATTTATTATCGGAATCAATCGTAAGAGCACCTGCTGAATTGTAAACCTGAAAACCTGACATAGTGATCCTTACACGTCATATTTGTATATATCGAATGTTAAAGTTTGGGCATAAACTCCACTCACTGGAAGATATTGAACGGTGAAAGCATTAGTACCCGGAATACAGTAAAATTCATTCCAGTACTGACTCACTCGCATTACTGCTAACCAACCCGTAGGACGCATACCCGACCAGGCTATACTCCATGATGTAGTACTACCAACCGATACATTAAGATTGATTGAACCCATATACCGCATATTGTAATCACCAATATCGACAATTAATCGTCCAGATGCATCCCAGCATTGTAAACCCTGTGCCATTACCACAACCCCATTCTTACACGTAATACATTATTGTTATCGTAGATCTGAATGAGGTTATTACTGATAACCATCTTACCTGTGCCGCCAGATCCATTTATATAGAAAGTACCTGATTTATTTATCTGCCATCCCGTAGAGTTGGCAACATAGTTAGTACTTTGTATCGTGGCACCAATTTTCGCATTGGTAATTTCACCATCGATAATTTTTGCCGCATTAATACTGGCATTGGCAATTTTCGCATTTGTGATCGCAGCATCAGCGATGTAACCAGTACCGATACTTGCCGCCTGAATCATGGATGTTTTGATGTAGGTAGTACCATTCACGATTGAGAATGGAGCCGTACCGCCTACTGTCGCCGCACTACTGCCGCTGACAATAAACTTATCTGCTGCGAAATAGATAGCAGAGTTGTTACTTGTACCTTCACTTGCAACCAGACGCATCCCGGCAACAGTACCGTTAGCATTGACGGACAATGAGTATTGAGCATCTACCTGTGATTGGTCTGCTTTCGTACTCATTTCCTGATTTACACTGGCAATCTGACCATTTACGTCACTTTTTAATTGAGTAATAGCTTGTGTCTGAGCTGTATCATTATCCACTACAGTCTGATTCAGATTGGTTATGCTTGCCGTGTTTCCGTCTACCGTGTTTTTCAATGTAGTGATTTGCGTATTGGTGTATTCATTACTCTCATTCACGGCATTTTCTAATATATCATCCAGACGATCATCGAGATCGAGTATTTCATTAATCTGTCCTGCATCATCTTCCGTAAATTGGTAGCTACTATTAATACTTATCGTCTGCTCTGCTGAATACTGTATATTGTCCTGTCCAAATACGTCAAAGAATCCGACCTTAACTTTGTATTCACCATCTGGAATGTTGGGTATACTGTCAAATTCAGGTTTATTACTGGTGTAGAGTTTAGTACTCACACCATTAACAATACTCACTACTGCACCGGCGTAATCTCTTTCAGTCGATGGAGTCCATGAGGCGAATAAGTTACCAAAGCCACCAGTGAACTGAACACCCTGCACTAATCCACACTGTTTATTCTCAACAGTAATTCGTACTTCCTGTGAATAAGTACCATTATTGAACCCCTGAGCAATAATACCAATAGTAGGTTTGCGTATTCTGAATCGATTCATTTCAAGCGTATAATTGAATGTATTACTCTGCGTATAGAAGGTATCGATTAAATCACTACCGTTATAGATATTAATGATGTAGTACTTGAAGTAATCAGAAAACGAGCGACCATTAACGATTAAATTTTTCTGATTATCCCAACGGATATTAAAATCAGCAGAATCAGTTTCATATTGCCCCACTGTGCTATTTGCCAGTACGACACCAGTTACGGAAGGTAATGAAAAGTTATATGTCGGTACTAATCCCGTTAACGTTAGTCTGTTACTGGTAAGGCCGAGATTGTTATATGCCTCAACGCCAAAATCATATGCCGCCGTGTCTGAGAGGCCGAATAGTTCATAGTCTGTTTTCTGGGTGTTAGTACTTCCCGCATACGTCCAAGTACCGGAACTGCTCAGCTTATAGTAAATGTAATAACCCCGTAGCCACGGATCTTGTGACGCATCCCATCTGAGATCGACAATAGAGCCGTTAGTGGTGTTACCTTTGTGTACTGCCTGTAGATTCGTGGGAGCCTTTACGCTTAGTTCGGGAAACTGGATTGAGCCACCCGGCGACCAGATACCGGGATCTATGCCATCGTACATTGCATCAGGGGCTTCAACTGCCGTGACCGTAACGTATCCTACATTTTCCTGATCGGTTGCCACGTCTTTTGACAGTACCTTAAACTTCCCTGAAATGTTCAGTTCAGTATTACTGACGGTGATAGCATCCCACACCTTCAGATCCCAGCCGTCACTTGTAGTGAACGATACGGTACGTAGGGCGTACTTTGCCTTAAGTACATCAACATTGACCATCTTCGCGAGTACATCAGCGTCATAACACCATGAGTAATCACGGCTTAGGGTAATAACCTGACCGTCACGCTGAATTGCCTCATCAATCGTAATGTCGGAAGGAATGCGTAACACGTCAGTCGCGTACATACTGGCTGGATTGGTGTACTTCGCATCAACAGTATTGAAGTAGTCCGTTCCGCCGCTGGTACTGATCTGTACTGCACCGAACATGTTATTTTCATTGAATGATGCAACTGAAAGCGTTTTACGATCCGTAGTGATACAGATCTGTCCTGCATGAACATACATAATACCGCCAAATACCTGACAGATATTTTCAATGTTTTCCTTATAAGAACTTTGATAGCTAATTGATCCATTAGCGTAATACTCCATCTGGTCACAATACGCTGCCGTTTCAAGAAATGTATCGAGATTAATTAATCCAGGTTCAATGCCCATTCCGTATGTTGAATTGGTCAGATAGTCATAGATAATTGACGGTGGATTTGACGTCGCCAGTACTGACCCTATTACGAGGTCCAATATCCTCTGCCCTTTCATTTCAACAGTCATTGTAAACTGATCATTCACGAGAAGGTTCTGTTCTAATGATTGTTGTGTTTTTTTAATAACCGCACTGACAGATACAATACCTTTGCCAAGAAACTTATTTGTCCACTTCGGCCCGGCGTATTGGCTTGCAAGAGATTTAGTACTGGTATAATCGCCACCAAATCGAACTTCAAGTTGTAGATATTCCTGGTACTTACTGGCAATATTCGCATTTGGTACAATACCATCCTGAGTTACCGGAACGGTTAATACTGGTTCATTATCAATGTAAATCTGATTTATATTCTTTTCTGTACCCGCGTAGCATATTGCCTGTTCACTGAATAAGTACTGTGAATCACTGTTTGGAATGTTGTACCAGGAAACAATACTACCCGTTAGAATGAAAGAACCGCCCGATACCCCATTTTTATGGGGATGTTGCCCACCGTACAGTACTGGTAATCCAGTGGTAGGACTCGTTGACCTGCTGAGAGAATCCGTTACATCCCCATAACTCTGTACGCCAATCTGCCCCAACATACTTGTTGCAACAAGGCTTGCAGCACCTGCCGCTGCCCCCCAGCCAATCGCGGCTAATGCCGTACCTCCGGTGAAATAACAAAATATTCAATATGGTTCGTTACGCCATATCCGTACAATTAAGTACTGCTGTATATTTCTATACAGATTAGACTATATCACAATCCTTTTGGACTCTTCCCGTTTCGAGGCACTTACCCCTACACCCTTAAAAGGTTAGTCGTTGAACGTTCCAGTAATAAACTGGCTTCGCTGCTGATTGTCCTTAGCATCACCTATTAGGATTTCCCAGCAATTAGAGAAGTTATTCGATTAATATTACTATTAAAAGCCGCTTATTTTCCAGCGTTAACGGCTGCTGCTACGATCACCGCAGTAATAATAGCTCCAAAGAAGCCCCCTAAACTTTTACCCATTATGTTTCCTTACTCTGTAAAATGTTCCATTTATTGGTTTTGGATGAAGTTCAAAGCCATCATGGCTTTCATTCACCCCAAGTACTCGACCTGATACAACTACTGCCATAACCAATGGATTATCGGGATCTAACCAGATATCACCGTCTATAACGTGCTGTACCTCATCACAGTACTGTTCAACTATTTGACCAGTATGATCCCACCCTTCCTTTTTAAGTCCTGCTATACCCTCTTTAACGCTCGTATATTGGCGATTCGCAAGGATACCGCCAGTGAATAGATCAATAATGCGGAGTACTATCAGATTACAATCGTTATCACCATACTTATAGGGGTTGTCTATTGAGTACTGAATTATTTTCATTAATTCGTTATGCATCATTTATATCTCCATGTTTGATCCTGATTCACCTGTCCTAATAAACTAAAGTATTCATCCCCTTTATAGAGAGATTGATATACTGAATTGGCGGCAATCAATGGCGGCTGTCTGTCCAGCTTCTTATAAATGCTATTCACGTAAACCGTCATTTCATTAGTTTTTTCATTTGGATCGGCTACTGCCTGAATGTAATCAATAAATCCTGAGAACATAAGCATTGAGTACAATACAGTACTGTCATAGGGATTCAGGATAACGAGTGTAATATTCATCTGTGCATCTTTAAGGAAGCCCCCTAAAGCAAGTGCTCTTACACTCGTATTCACATTACTAATTTTGAAGTTAATCGCATCGTTGTTGATCCCCTTCTGTTCGCTGAAAGAAGGCAATGAACCACTAATAATATCGGGAAAGCTAATGTACTTGTTGCCATTCAGATCAATATCAATAAGTGAATCAGTCCAGTGAAAACCATTTGTACCTTTCGGTAGTACATCGAAGCAGGTAACGTGAACGCCTAAACTCATTACATCCATGACACTGAGGCGTGTTTTAGTCGTGCCGCGAACTAACTTCCAGTACTTCAATAATGTTGCGTTAGTTAAAATACTCTCGTCCATTAGATGATATTCTCCGTGGCCTTTAATGTGATATTCATGATGTTGCCAACAGGCATTGTATAATCATTATCGGGATCTAATACCGCTTCAATCTGAATGTTGTTATAGATAATAGCCTCATTCGCCTGTACGGTATTTTGCAGTACAGGGAATACGGTTAATGAAGTACTGGTACGATCAATAATTCTGTATATCTTTTTATGATTCGTGAACTGGATTAACTCACCGACTGCCATTGAACTATTATTAGTAGTGATTACCCTTGTACCCTTTGAAGCGATTGACTGACTTGTTAATGCCCCGCTCTGTGCTCCCCTGTAAGTACCCATCAATCCGAGTGAGAATGTGAAGGATTTACCCTGTGAGTACTGAGCCAAAAAGTTTTGAACCTCTCCAATACTGGAAGGATTGAAACTTAACTGAAATTGAATCTCATAGTATTGAATACCCGTACTTCTCATGATACGTTGACCTGTCCATGTTTGATTTGAATAAACAGGTTCAGTACTTTTAATCTGGAAGTTTGTTATTTTTATTTGGTTTGAAAAGGATGCCATTTTGATACCTCGAATATTTTCTTTCTTTATTTATTTGAAAACCTCTTTTCTTAATTTTTTTAGTAGGCTTGATTGGCAGGCAGCATCGGTTATAGTTGCTATGATTTTGTTTGGAGCACAAATAAGCTATAACACATATGATAAATGGAAGGAAAGTTCAGATAATGTTTTTAAAATGCGTGTAATATTATTAAGCGAAATAAACAACAACCTTATGGCTCTTGCAACTGGCGGCGATGATTCTCAGGTATTAGGTACTTACGAAATTTGTATTCCTTTACCTTCCGGAGATACAGAAGCCATTAAAAGAGTAGCAACCGCCGTTTCCTATTTGCATGATGAAGTATATTTTTCACAATTAGAAAAGTTAGCATCACTTCCTAAAAAAGAAGTAGATGCGATAGTGAAGAGTTATTATTCATTATCAAGATTGCGTACCCTTTCTACGCAACTTGACTTCAATATCAACTATTCACCGTCTAAGGTTAAATTAATGAGAGATGAATATTACAATCTTTATAGCTTGACAAGCTCTCTATCTAACTATTTGACTCATCACACTGAAAATCCCTAATTTGAATTTCTTAGGTATTCCGTCTCTGACTGCTTCTCACGGCCTGAGTAACGCTATTAGCGTGTTTCTTCAACATTTCATTGAATTTCTTATCATCACCTGCAACATCTCCCTGAATGATCAAGGGAGCGTTGACGGTGATATCTCCAGCATTACTACCGCCTTTCTCCTGAGTATCGAGGAACTTAGTCAGCTTCTTGTTAGCTTCTGGCTGTACTACACGCTCACCGGCTTTCAGTACAAAACTTTTGTTATCCATACCTGCTGGCAATTCATCTACACCGCCGTGGAACTGCCCACTTGCCGCCCCCTTGGCAGTACTGATAATGCTCATACCTAACGATAGTACCTGAGCGTAATTTGCGAGGCTGGCGGGCCACGGCGTAGCAAGAGTCTGTGCTAATGCAGATTGTATTGAGAGTACTGTCTGAGCAATAGTAATGCCCTTACTCAATGCGAATGCCGCCTGTGCTGCCCCTGACGATTCACCAAACGCTGCTACCATGCCATCACTTAAGGATTGGGCCGTATCACTAAAAATAGTCAATTGTTGCTGTGCATTCTGGTTACTGATATCGATAGCATGAGCATTATATTTTGCCGTAATCTCTGCCTTTCGTTTTTCATAATCTTCATGCCCCTTCAGTAATAAATCATTCTGCTGAAGTTCTGCATTCATGGCATCCTGATTATCTTTCAGTAATTGATCGGTATTATCATAACTTAAGGGACTACCACCATTGATACGCTGACTCTGCTGATCTGTTAGGAATGATTTTTGAGTACTGTTCAGTACACCAGATGAAATTAAACTATTTGTATCTTTCAGACCCTGATTGGGATCTTGATAACCAACCATTGAATTGATTAAATCATTACGTTGTTTAGTACCAGAAGCATTTGCGGCATCGACATATTCTTTAAATTGCTTTGGTGATATTCCAATAACCTGAGCACTGTCCGTAATCGTCTTAAGAAGGGCTTTCTGTTGCCTGTCGAACTGCTGTAGGCGTACTTTGAAGCCCTCTTCCCCGACCTGAGCAAGTGCCGTTTCAAGATTACGCTGTGCCTGTAACCTTTTTGCATCAGCCTGCTTTTGAGCTTGTTCAGCCTGTTTCCGTAGCTGATCGGCTTTCTTCTGAGCATCCTCACGTTCTTTGGCTTCGTCTTTCCAGCCACCTTGCGGAGCCGTAACAGTAGCTATGTCATTACGAAAGTTGTTCACAAGTCCTTCAAGATTGGCCTGAGCATTGGCGTACACACTCTGCTTGCCATTATCCATACTGCCAGTTTGCAAGGCTGCACCCTGATAGTTTAAAGCCCCGGCGGTGCGTAGCTTTTCCCATATGTCTAAAAAGTCCTGTAATGACCCCTTCGACGTTTTAATCTTCTCGTTCAGATCTTCAAATAGCCCTGCTTCATGGGGCTTCTGATTGGCTGCATCCAGTACTGCATTCATTGCCCCTACGAGTGGATTCAGACCATCAGCGATAGTACCTTTGATACGGGTAGTCAGCTTATCCAGATTCTTATCGAACTCTGCATAGTTTGCCGCTGCCTCGTTACTCACGGCGGCGTTCTGACCCTGTATGTACGTCATTGCATCGGCTTCAGTATTGAACTGCTGTAGCGTACTGATCATGTGGCTTGAATCACTCGCCAATGTTTCCATGACGTTGACTATTTCGGCCTGTGACTTACCTGCATCCCGCATCGCATAGAAAGTATGAATAACAGCCTGCATACCGCCATCTGCTTGTTTAAGGTACTTGTTATAGTCCTGTAGATTTAATCCATATTCTTTAAGATCATCCGATACACCACCGCCAGCACGGAACGCATCCCCAAGTTTATCAAGTGTATCCTTGTCGAAATCCCCAAACTTATCCATTTCAAGTCCAAGGCCACTAAACGCCGCTGATAGCTGTTGTAGCTGCATCACAGACAATCCAGTACTACGACTGATTTCATTCATTTCACGAACATATTCGCGGCTTGAATTAACCAGTGCAGTAAGACCACCAATACCGATTGCAGCAGCCCCCGCTAATCCCGTCATTGCAGTACCAAAACCACCAGCAAGCCCACTAAAGTTACCAGTGAGATCTTCAATCACACCACCAGCATTTGAACCGAATTCTTCAAGTGACGAAGTACCTTGTCGTAAGGCACGCTGTAAACCTGACGTATCCCCGTCAATATCAAAACGGATTCTATTATTATTTGCCATTCTTCTTTCCTAATACCTGATTCCTGATAGCGTCACCGATTGATTTAATATCATTGGCCTGAGCTTCTTTTTTCTTCAGTTCTTTCACTTCTGATTTTTCTTGTGTAGTGAGATCGCTATTGAGAACATCCAGAAAATCAAAATCAGCAACTTTGATACTACGCCGTATCTCTGGCGTGAGATTCCCATTACTTATCGTGGTGTAATAGCACTGATAGGCATGTTTCAACATCTCAATTTGCGTACCTGTCGGCTCTATATATGCATCGTAAACCATAAGCATATCGAGTACTTCAGGATCTAAATTAAAGTACTCATCTGGTAATAAACCACGTTTATTGACCATTTTACAGAAGTACCGCAGATGGCTATCACTTCTTACTTTTTTTCGACTTCATCCGCTGGATTACTGTCACTGACAAGCTGAATAATTGCCTGGTAGATTTTACCCTGCATAACATAATCAATACTGTTAACATTAATACGTCCATCAATATCTTCATCAGAGAAAATAGGATCACCATTTTCATCTTTAACACAAAGAATGAGAGTATTTGCTACATCAGTACAGCTTGCAAAATCGCGACCACTTGGACGGTGGATGTAGAGCGTGAAGCCTTCGATCTCAAACGGTTTTAGCTCTGGTTGTAGTTTCTTTTTTAATTCCATTAAATTCATCTGTTATCTCCATATACGAAAAAGGGAAAGTTAAAAACCTTCCCTTTATTTATTAAATTATGGAGTTTCAGTAATCAGTCCTGAATCAATAGCCGCACCATCTACAGCAAGAGTGAACGTCTTAGTTACGACTTCATCCTTATCACCACCGATAGTCGTACTCGACACGAAACAGGTATAGATAACAAAGAATCCTGTTGTTTTAGTCGCATCTTCAAAATAGCTGAGTTTGATCTGACAACGTTTCTGATCATCGGCAAGCTGTTCTAATTTTTGGTGTACTTCATTATCTGGTAAGTAGTTAACTGCAAGACTAATATCAGGTATAGATTTAGTACCTAATAATTTTCGATCATATGCATTATTAAATGTCTTTACAGTAATTACGGTACTCTCAAAGCCTGAAGTCGTGAAGGTATTCACTTCCGGGATTACTTCAAAATCCATTGCAACAGCACTGCCAGCACTTGTACCTACTTCAACCTGTAGGTTAGCACCAGCAAAAATATCCATAGCCATATTTATATCCTTATAAGAATTGAATTAATGGGATAAGTCCATTTATCCCTTTTGTATTTATTTATTATCGAGTAGTGATTGTGAAAGTACTTTCAGCTCATCGATTTGACTTTGCTGACTTTCTATTGTGGCTTCAAGAGAAGTAATAGCATTCGCCTGTGAACTATTAATTACCACTAATTCCTGGATAGCCCCAAATGTATCTGACATTAACGCCGTAATTGAATAATTCAAATAACCATCCTCCGTCGGTTTATACGTATATAGAGGATCAATGTTTGCGATTTGCTGAGCAATGAAACCACGGTCGCGTCGTTGTTCAGAATCCCATGTAAATTCGACACAACCGATAGCGTTAATACGCTCTAAAGCACCTTTATTTGCAGGATTTACATCTGATTTAAGTCGAATATCTGAAGCGGTTTGTGTTACCGTTCCTTGTGGCCCAACAATAGTACCATTAGATTGAAATTGTGTTGTATATGCTGTACCGGAACCAGTAGAATCACTTCGGGCCTGAATATACACGTTACCAGCAGCAGCTAAGCCCATACTATTATTAGTACGAGAGTTATACGCAACTACGGTATTATCCGAACCACCGTTACCAAAATACCATCTACGTTGTGCTACATCATAAGTATCATTTAGCATTCCCATTATGTAACATGCCTGACCAGACGTAGAAACAATACGAATTGCTTCACCATTTGCCTGTACTTTAAATTGCCCCTGATTCAGTGCCGACATATATGCATTTTCTTTCCAGACCCAACCATTAGTACCTGTATACCAACCATCCCATGAACGTTGTTGTACATACTTACTTGCTACAGCAGTAGGACGACCTCCACGGTTTAGGATCGAATAGGTTGTATCACTTGTAATACCGCCTAAAGTATTTTCATTTGCGGTGTAATAAAATCCAGTGGGCGTACTTTCATTCAGGTTAGCAATTGGAGTACTGGCATTAACTGTTAAATCAGCACCAATACCAAATGAACCCTTTTGCAGAATTACATTCCAACCGGACCAACTATTAGTCGTTCCAGCAAATCCAGTACGAATATATATATCATTACTGTTATATGGTGAATATATCTGAGTGCAACCAAAATCTCCATTAGCACCATTACGCAAAACCATTAATGAACCAGCTTGTATAACTGGATAATTGTTAGCTTCCGTAGAATTGGAATTTGAAGTGCAATAATAGAAACCAGCTCTTGAGCCATCAATATCATTTAGATTATCATCGGCACCAAGTGATGTACGTTGGAATTTCATAGCACTCAAGTTAAGTAATGCGTTATCCGCAGTACTGGCACCAGTACCGCCATTACTGATCGGCACAATGCCAGTAACATTACTCGCTGTTCCTGAGACATTACCCTGAATAGTAGTTGTGAATGTTTGTACACCATTCCACGTGTTAAAAGTTGAAAGCAACGGAACAGTACTACCGGATGTACCAATGTTTGTTGTCGCCGCCGTGCCAAGCCCTAAAGCTGTACGTGCTGCCGCTACCGTAGTAGCTCCTGTACCGCCGCTCGTTATTGGTAATGCCGTAGATAGGGATAGAGACGATAAAGCCGCCGTACCGCCTGTGATAGCTACTGCGTTAGCGTTCTGTACTGCAAGGGAACCCAAACCGAGATTACTACGTGATATTGCTATATTCGCAAGATCCGATAGGTTCGATGTGATTTTTAGCTGTGCATCATTCGTTACGCTGGATAAGCCAACATCCCCTTTTGCAAGAGTAATATCAGTGCTTAATGGCTTGCCATTAACTGTTGTGATTTTTTGTACATAATTCTCACCAAAAGTATCGACTTCACCCTTTGAATAAACATCCAGATTGGTACGGGCTTCTTCAGTATCAGTTAGGTCTGAAAGGTTATGACTGATCGCCAACTGTGCATCATCAGTAACGGAACCAAGACCAACATCATCTTTCGAAAGTACTACATCATCTGAAAGAGCATGACCATTTACAGTACGCCCGACAGGAACAGCACCAACATCGCCAGGAGTCAGAACAATATCAGTACTTAATTGCTTGCCGTTTACTGTTCGCGTGAGAGGAACATAACGTGTGTCCATTTGCGTAGCGGTATAGATACGAGTCCAGGCCGTAGTGGCATTCTTCGCATAGATACTTAGCGTTCCCGATTTCGTCATTGCAAAGGAACTGACAGCCGAGCCATCAACCAGACCTACGCCCATCATGTCGGCACCAGCAGGATTACCCGCCTGTGTTGAAGGTACTTTGATAAAACTGTTACCCGTAGGGATAGTTGGGGCGTACTGAGGAACATCCGTTGTGTTTGAACCTACACCATAATCTCCCTGGTAAATCGGAAGTAAGGCCGTGATCGCCTGACTACGGGCAACAACATCAGTTGGGGTAAATTCATAGGTTTTGGTTACTACGCTATCCTTATCCCCAGAGAGTTGAGTACTGGTAATCGCCCCGTTCACCATTGCATAAGTTAACTGGCTGCCCTCTTCCTGATAGGCAATGGTTAGCTGGAACACATCCTGATTTTCTGCTGCTTCATCCAGAAATTGATGTGTAGAATCATCGGGGAGGTAATTAACAACAATATCAAGTGGATTAGCGGATTTCTCTGCAAGTAATTTACTGTTATATGTGCTGTTGTAGGTGTCGTACTGATTTACCTCTGATTCAATCTCCAGTGCGGGAAACTCTGCCACTTCATTAATCTGTACGTTGCCAATTCCCTGTGGTGATCTGTTCCCCGTATCGGTGTTATATGATAATGAAAGTCCATTACCTGTAAAAATATCTGCCATTTTAATTCCTTTTAGTTATCTTGTTTTCTCCGTAACTTGAATATTTATCGTGAATGACAGACTTACAGAGCCAGATACGGGATCTGTTACTATGTCGCTTTGTTCATATGAATAAGAAAGAATAATCAAGCCAGCATCTTTAAATGCCTGTGACTTTTGCCCATCAAAGGTACTGATAATCTGATCATAAGTAATTGAAGGAGCCGTGTTAGTACTCTCTGGTTTTGGACTAACAAGGTACTGAATAGCAAATGATGCCGATTGCCTTTGATTGCCGAAATTAATACTACTCAATGAATAATCGAATGCAATTTGTGTAAATACATCCTTTTCACGAGAAGCCGTCAGGTTCTTTGAAGCATTAATAAGTTGCTTCATTGTTTGTCGTACTTTACTGACTAACTCCATTAGTAATCCTCCGAAAATGATTGTCCTGTTTGCGTGCGATAATACACATTCACAATCCCGGAGTGATCATCTTCAATGTTATAGACAACCTGATTATTGCCATTAATTATCAGTACTGAATTAAGTGCCACGTCAGCAGTTGCTATATCCTCTTTTTTCATGCTTACATATGTTTCTGTGCTTTCGATAAATCCACCACCACTATCAATAGAAACGGGAAGTACTTCTACAATGCCAGTAAAAGTACTTCCCGTAGAAGTCTGGATTATTTGACCGAAAGCATTCAGAAACGCATCACATTGCGATTCTTTAAACGCTCTCATAATTAATCCTTATTATGCTTTGATAGTTAGCTGTACGAATGCATCAGCATGGGCAACTGCTACATCTGTATAATCCCAAACGCGGTATACGATTGTTGCAGAAGAACGATAAGTGGTATCGTCAAAATCAACTTCCTGACCTTCCCAATTAGCGATAATGACATTATCAAACTGACCAATCAAAATAGTATCGTCTTCAATAAATTCAGAAACGACTACCTGTACTTCATCATTAAGCCACATTGCATCAGCACGGTATCCTTCAACCATTGCTACAGCAGCGGTATTATCGAGTACCTTAGTTTGACGCATTTTGGATAGCATTTTACTGTTCATCACAGCCTTGCAACGACGAACGTCAACATTAGCAGAACCCAATTGAGCTACAGCCCCCTGTACATCAGCCTGGGTTAATACACCAGCATCAGCAGATTCAACAACTGGAGATGCCGCAGCAATCTTATCGAATACGGATTGCTCAAGACCCTGTGCGGCATAGCGGAGTAATTCTGCCTGTACGAATGTCTCAATGTTTGGAGCCGTTAGGATCGCCGTCTTACTGACAGGGATAGCACCAGCAAATGTTTTTGGTGTAAGTACGACTTTTGAGAAGGAAGCGATAGAATCGACAACGGTTTCACCTTCTGCATAGAATTTGAATACTGGTGCGACTCCATCAGCTTTAGGGATCGCAAGATTGCCACGACCAGCAAGGCCACTGTACACAGTCGGGTTAAGTTCACCGAGTGAGGATAGTTTTAGTAGTTCTGGAATGTACTGATCCTGTAGGTCTTCGACGACCAGACCCGCAGCAGTACTGGTATTGGTTGAAGGTACTACGGCACGTACAAAACCATTTAGGCCACGTTCATATGCCTCAAGTGCTGATTTATCACCAGTTTTGATAGCACGCACCATATCCTTAATTAGATTTTTTTCCATTGTTTTGATTTCCTTATCATGAACAGGATTTTTGTTATTATTTAATTGACGTTTAAATTCGGAGACGGTAATTCCTTTACCAATGGCTTCCGAAACATCAATATTTAGTACTTTACCGAGGGAAGTTAATTCGCGTTGGCGTTCTAATTCTACTTCAGTTAATTCATTACTATTTACTGTTTCTTCTACAGTTGTGAGTTTATTTAGTAGTTCTGGACGATTAGCTATAATGGCTAACAGTTCTTCATCACTGTGTTCTTTTGGTGTTTCAACTTCGACTTCCTGAGTAATTTCCGTCTCAAGAGGTTTGTTCTGTTCTTCCATGAGTTCTTCCTTTTGAATTGTTTCACTGGTTGTATTTAGTGATTCAGGTTCAATAGGCTTTTCATTTGTTTCGAGAGAACGACCAATTCCCGCATTAGTATCAGCGGGTACAGTAACTAAACTGATTTCATAGATTTCAAACTGAGTAACATAGATGTTATTACCCTCAATTCGATAATCATTAATGTTGTAGCCAATACTGATATGCTGGAGGATTCCTTCCTGAATCATTTCCCACATATCATTTGCTGTAGTACTAATCTTTAAAGTCGCTCTGCCTACCCGATCTACATCCATTTGAGCGGAAACAACAGCACCAATAAGATCATCACGATTGTGGTTATAAAGTACTGCACCATTGTTATTCAGGCGGCGTAGATCTGCGTTTTCTGAGCCACACAAAAGAATTTCATTATAGATTTCGCCATTAATTTCACGTTCTACTGGCATTTCTGAGCAAAAGGCGACATCGATAGTTCGCGATTCTGTATTAATCGCCTGTAGGGGTATCGTTAACTCCCTCTTCTTGTTCCTTATTTCCATTCTGATTAACTTCCTTGTTAATATTCTCTTCTTTTTCTTTATCGATCTCCGCTAATACCTTCACGGGATCACCGCCAAGTTCTGCGATAACCTGTGTTTTGGATTTAAGACCTGCATCGAGTTGCATTACTTCAGCCTGAATATCCTTCACTGGATCAAGGCTGATTGGTTTCTGAGAGATAAAACGAGCACAAATAAGATCATCAAAATCTGAAAAACTCAGATTTAATGTATTATTATGTAGCATTTCATTTTTCAGCCATGCGGCATAAATTGGCTTCAGTACTTTACTGATGAGTACATTTGTTCTGGTACGGAATGTCGTAGCCTGTAGTTTTTCTGTAAGTCGTGCTGCACTGAATGATGCATTAGAGGTATCAGATAATAGGGCTTGCTTAGTGACGTTCAGACCCATACTGATTTGGTTCATCAATTCATTCGTAAAAACATCAATTCCATCAACACCATTTGTTGGCGTAATCGTTTTAATATCCTGACCTTCACCAAGTTCACCGATGAATCCCGCTTCAAAGTACTCTGTATATACTGGTGTAACTTCTTCTCGTTCATCAGCCCCTAACAGATCAGTACTGGTAGTGTCGTTATTATTGGTAATAAAAGCCATGCTTGAAGCACTAACACGTTTCGCAGTTAACGCAGCCTCAGTGAAGTTCTTGAGATCTTCCATTAATTTGGACGTTGCAACCATGTCCGGCAATCCGCGTTCCTGGCCTTGCTGATCAGCAATAAAGTAGTGACAGATTTCCGCAGCGGGAATTACTTCATAATCGCCAGTGATATAGGTATAGGTAACAGGATCGAATTTACAGAAATAGTAATTAACTGGCTTATGCCATTTATCAAATTCAATACCATTGCTGATATAATTACCATTACTCAAACGTTGATTATTTAACTGAAGCAAACGAGCCGTATCGAGAATTTCTAACTTAATGGTATTGTTGATGTTGTGAATACGAATAAAGCATTCACCATCTTGGACCCTTATCTTCTCTGCGTTCTGCTGGAACAAATCAAAACTTAACGAGCCATCAACACTAAAACGATCAGCATTATATGCCCAACGGTCAAAGAGCTTTTCCAAGGTTAGGTTGATTCCATTGATTTCTTCTTCAGTACCGTCAATCTCCACTGAAGGTTTAACGTACAGGCCATCAGAGCCTACAACGCCATCCACCGATAGGTTCATGTACTTACGACCTATAGGATTCTTAAGTACTGCATCACGTGAGAAAGCCCTGAAGGTAGGTAGTGCTTTCATCAGGAGGAAATTGATATTGCTACCTGAGTTTGAATTGAATCCGAAGTTCATTACTGATGTGTTGCGTACTGCCTGTAGATCTCGTTTTAAGTTACTTTGTTTTAAAGAACGTTCCTGTTTAATCTTCTTGGGTTTTGTTTCTGAATTTTTATTTTTCTTATTCCAGAACATTAGCGTGTACTCCCTGGCTTAGGCTTGAAAACCGTAATACTCTTGATTGGTTTACCGCCATTAGAGAAAGTACCGCCATTCATTTTCAGAAATAGAGCATTAGCACGTTTTACATAGCGTTCCCGCATTGATTCAAGCGATGATAATGATTCACTTACAAGAGTCTTATTATTAATTGTTATTGAGTAATTAGCACCGCCAGCAATTTTATTAGCTATAACCTGATCAATTTCCTTGATCGTCTGTTTTAATTGGGAGTACTCAGAAGTATAAAGTAATGGATTAATGACTTCAGAAGTAAAAGTACTGGCTTGACCATTAGATATTTGAGTACAGAATAGTAATTCCTGTGCTGTACTCATATCTAATACAACCGTAAATTCTTTTGAAGTACTACCATTTAAATTATCTAATGAGGTACTTTTTCCAGATGATGTAAAACTAATAACAAGAATAGTAGCAGCGGGTACTAATACCGTTAGATCCATGGGGTTCGATACCATGTAGATCTTTTCTGGTAGAAGTGCCATTTTGATATCCTTATCTTTTACCGAACCAATTTGATCCCATTCTTCCAGTACGTCTATTCCGTTTTGGTTCTTGTACTGATTCTGGTTTTGGTTCTTCTACTTTATTTATCTCGTATTTAGTTCTTTCCTGTGCTTTATGCTCGCGTAACTTCCTGAATGGTTGAGTACCTAATTTTGATTGGGCAAAAGCAATAGCAATCATCGAATAGACAAGGCAATCCAATGCCTCGTTACGCTTCTGTCCTTTCTTTAATCGCCATACCAACTTACCACCAGCGGGTTTTAACTCTTCTGCCGAAAGTTGTTCAAAGTAATCTGATGGCAAGGTACTACTAAAGCGAAGCTTCACAGGGGCGTTGTCGGCTTCACTGGATAGCATCAGGTTCAGGAGGCGGCGTATGGTGTTCTTCTGATCATGTACGTTTAGGATCTGTAGCTTGTACCCAGCCTGAGTACTGGTCTTGAATAGTTCACCAGTAGTGGAGCTGCTACCCTTAATCGGATGGTACTTACTCCAACGTGCTGTGAACGTTTTGACAGTACTGGTGGCATTTCCGTTTGAACTATCAATGAACACAGCCAGTGTAGGTACTATGCGACCTGATACAGTAGTGAAATCCTGACGACAGAACTGATCTAAATCCTTCCATGCAGGGGCTTCAATCTTCGTACAATCGTGGGAGTAGAAAAACTCATGTCCAAGTACATAAATATTCTTTTCATCAAAACCTACAATCGTAGCTTCAAGCCGATCTAATTGTTGGTCTACGCCGATACAAATCCCTAAAATACTTTCAGGAATTTTATAAAGGTTAAATTGATCTTCTCGCAGGGATTCTAATTGGAGAATATCTAATTCTTTTTGATACTCATCTTCAAAGGGTAAACCAAGTTCGTTATTGTAAAAGGTTTGAAGATTGAAGCTATATAAAGCGTCAGCAAACTTTGAAACCATTTCAGTAATAGTATTCAGGGGTGAATACATTCTACTGATTTGATACCCTACTACGCCCGGTTCCCCATCTGGATTAGTTGCAATCCATCGACCATTATCAACCATCTGATGCCGTGTATGTTCATCTATTCCCTCATTGCAATGAGGGCATAACAAACGAGTAGTAGTACTATCAGGAATGGATCTACCATTTTCTAATTGCTTAAATTCAAACGCTACTTGTTCCCATTCAAAAGTATATTCATGGCCGCAGGTGTGAGTAACAAAGTACCTACGTTTATCACTGAGGTTATATTCAGCATTGATTAAATCGTCTTTATACAATGGCGTGGAAGATACAACTACCAGTGAGTCACTACCGAAGGTACTGGTACGTGCTTCTGCCAGTTTGATTGGGTTCCCTTCATCAGTAATATCGCAGGTGCTGACCTCATCTAACAGAACACACCGTGTCGTGATACCGCGAAGGTTCCCCGGCGTGTTGAGGTTTAACCAATAGATAAAAGTACCGTTCACCATTTGTGTTTGTTTAGAGTTATTGGCGGCGTTCTTATCATTCTTATCGGTTACTAATGGCTTTAGTACTTCACTTGTTTCAATTGCTGGAAGAAATTTACCATCCTTGAATTTCTTCACTTCTGATTCAGAACTACTACCAAAAGCAAAGTTACAGGGATCATTTGACATTAGACTAAAAGCGATTGATTGAAGTACTGTTGTTTTCAAAAGCTGTGAACATGATTGAAGTACAATCTTTTTAGTACTTCGCTCTTGAGCTATATCCATTGGTTCTTTTTGGAAACTAAAGGGTATCCAATCAAGGCCCATATTCGGCCCATCAACAAATTTAACTACACCATTACTAATCCACTCACTGGTTTTCTGTATCTTCGGCGGTTGTATCGTCGGTAATACCTTCTTCAGTATCCTCGTTAATTTCTTCTTGTTTGTTTCCATCCTCTAATACTTCCATGTCATCGGGTAGCTCAAATTCCATTGAGCCTAATTGGTATAATGTTTTATCAATATGCGTTCTTAATACGTCGCGTAAATCCTTTGCATCTGATTGTGCAAATAATTCAAGATAGGTTTTTGATGGTATTGCACGCACTGCTGTTTTGACTTGGAATAGATATTCCGTTAGTACCTGTTCTACATATTCAGCACTGACCACAAGCCCATTCTTTTCTGCTAATTCTAATTCTGCTAATTGTCTTTCTGCTGAAAGCTTCTTCAAACGTTCTTGTTCAATTTGTTCTTTTGTATTAGTATCACGCAACGGCTTGAGAACATTATCTACAATCCAACTTCTTGCGTTTGAATCAGTGTCTGTCGGCATTCCCTTTTCTACCCAAGTTCGAACTGTAGATTCATCGTATCCGTACTGTCTCGCTAATGACCTTAATGAGATATCCATATTTGATCCTTTTTATTTTATTTATAGGGTTTACAATGTCAGACCGTAACAATGATTTTTCTCTGTTAGTAAAATTGCTGAACGGGTTTTTGAAGAAAGATGAGATAAAAAAAAGGCTATATTCTTTCGTTGAAAAAGAAACTAATGATTGGGAAAAGTGGTTGCAAATAGAGTTTGCTCATTATCTAACTTCAAAAAAGAAGTACGAGCTACATCGTGAAGTTACAATATACCTCGATCCAATAGATTACCCTGATAGCAGACTTGCTAAAGTAGATTTGATTCTACGTGAAAAATCCTCACCCTCTGATGATTATATTTTTATTGAGTTTAAATGTACTAAACGTGTATCACCATTAGTTAGGGGTTTAGCTGCTGACCAAAAGAAAATTAGTGCTATAAGACAGTGTAACTACAAAATGCGTAATTATCTCGGTGTCGGATTTCATCTTTTTTGTGAACCAGATGATATCGAGTTTATGGAAAAGTATGTAACTGAAGAACTTAAAGGCTCTTACGCCGTGTTTAAATTATGCGAGTGTCCTGTAAGATATAATTGCCAATGTGAATTTAATGAAATTGGTGTGGTACTTTTTTAAATGCGGTGCGGGTATGATCATTTTATTCACACACAATTGATTAAACCCGCAGCCGAAAACCCCCGATAGTACCGCCAGTGCAGGGGGACCCAACTCTTATTAAAGTAAAGATTAACTTATGGATATCAGCACAATATTGTGTTAATCTTTTTTCCCTTGGCAATTCATTTTACTTTAGGTTTCCTTGTGGACAACATTTCCTTTCTTCAAGTTATTAATAATAATTTTGCTGTTATTGGTACTATTTCAGGTTCGCTACTGACAGGATTAATTAGTTACCTTGTACAGAAAAACAATAATAAACATAAACTTAGAGAAAATCAGCAAGTATTTTTCAATAAAATATTGGAACAGGATTTACAGGAGAAGCGTAAGCTTATTAAGCCATTGTTGCAAACTTTTGAATCTATCATTTCCCCTGACATATTAGGATCGCATGTAGATATTAATGATGTATTTTTGAAAGTATTGTGCAATATTATTATCATCAAAAATCAAGTCAAAGACTTCTCATCTAATTATACAATTTACATGAATTCTGAGTTAAATGAAACCATATGGGAAGTACTTAATGCTGTGACAGCAATTAGACAGATAGAGGAAAATGAGTATAACCCTCGTCTAAGCGAACATTGTAATGCTGAAGATACCGCTCTTGTTGCCAGATCTGAAATTAGTACCTTACTTGACTATATAAATGAATTAAAAACTTTGTTATATAAAGAAATACAATTAAAATCCCTTGATAACATTTAAATCATAGCAATATAGCCTACTGTTACAGTAGGCTATATTTACCCTTTATGCTCTCTATAGGGATGTAGTTCAGCAATGCGGGTATCTCGTATGAGACATCCAGTACTGCCATTGTCCATCTGGTAGATTGGATTGTAGATGCGGCCACAATCACTCTGAAACTGAGGCCGATAGTACTTCACACCGTTACGTGTACCTGCGTCAAACAGTACGACGACAGCCTTATTATCAACATTGCCGACAAGGGCGTTATCCATGAATGAATGATTGCCGCAACCAGTCAGTACTATAGCGATTAGCAATAGCAGTATTTTCATTATTATTTCCTTATAGTAATTTTTCGCAGTGCTCGAAGCGGATCGGCTTGTACATTCCCTGTACTGCCCAAACTCCGCATCCCTTAAGCAACTGGTGATGGTTGTTGTCCAGTACCTGTACTACCACCTTGTCACAGCATCTATGGATGTTCTATAGCAGTACGGGGAACATGACGCTGCCGATCAACTCATCACTGAACCTTCTATTTAGCCGTACCACCTCATAATCGCCGTGCAACAGTTCGACTGCCGTAGTACCACGCCTCCCAACGTTATCAAGCCAGTGAAAGCCAAAGCACTTTATGTAGTCTTCTGATGATGTGGAAAGTACTGGAGTACTGACGGCACAGAACAGTCCATTCAATCTGAACCACTCTTCTTTCCTACGTATGACGTTCATCTGTTCATGGTGTAGCTGCCGCTTCATGCCATCCCCGACAATGACCTGACAGCTGTTGATTTCTATCTGTGGTTGGATTTCAACTCCAAGCAGTTGCCCGTTGAGAGTTGTAATCTGTACAGCCCAGTACTGGATGTTCATTTAATGACCTCAATTGACCGTAAGTCATTAATATTGATCATTTTTGTAGATCATTCAATCTTATATCAACCACTTTTATCGATATGAGTGCACTGGTATTTCACCCTCTACTGGATATACTGTATGCATATACAGCCATTCTATCTGGAGGTACTATGAGTAAGAACGGTTTCGACCCTGCCTAGACACTTGGGCTTCAATACTTCACGCATGGTGATCGTGATTTTCGAGTGTGTTACTACGGTTCAATACTGGAAATGTTTACCTATGGCGACCGGGTATTCTTTCAGAACGAGCAAGGAATGTTTTGGTTTGGTACAGTTGAGCGGAATTGCTTCACTCTGATTATGGATGTACCCATTGATTCAGTACTGGTCAGGTTAAGCTTTCTGGCGAGGGAAGATGAAATGTACAGGCTTCATGAAGATGGTTGGTTTTGTGGACAGGAAGAACTGCCGTTTTGAGTACTACCCCCTCACACCAAACAAACCTACCCATTAGCAAGGGGGAGTACTTCCTCGTAGTATACATAACGAATAAATTCTTTGTATACTGCCGTTTTATCCTAAAGCGATTAGATTATGGACGAGATAAAACCCCAACACATTGAAAATGAAACTAATAATAAGCAATGTGATCATGGTATAAAAAACATTGCAAGATGGAATAAATCTTTAGTAGTCGCAGTAATAGTACTATTAGTATTTTCAGCATTGACTTTTTTACGTGTTTTCACTTTCAATATAACCAGCGTGGCTTTAAATACTTATTCCAATGTTATTATTGCAATAAGTAATATATTAATGGCAAGTGCTGCGATTTATGCAGCATTTAATGCAAAAAACTGGCTATCACCTAAAATCCAGAATGAAGGCTTTACACAAGCAAGCCAATGTATGCTAGAACTTACCAAAATAAGAATTGCTCAACAGCACCTGTTAGCTAACTACGTTCTCAATCTGGAAGCGAACTTCTAGGGTAGTGATCGTACACCGTCGAAACATTATGAAACCGATTACTATCAACACGTACAAAAATTCCAAGACTTAGCAACGCTGGTTATTAGTTTCAGTGCTCGTATGCATAGTCTCACGATATGGAAAATTACTATAATTGAAGAAAAGCGATTCGGTAATTTAGTTGCGTCCTTAATCGAATTACAGAAAGTACATCGTTCTTTAATTAATACGTGGAAAGATGAGGCCGAACTTATTAGTAGAAACAGAAAGTGGAATAATGAAAAGATAGCAGTTCTTGCAATTCATGAATCAGTCAAAAATAATATAAATGAGTTATCAATTGATTTTTATAGTTTATTTAAATAATTATTGTGCTTCGAACGTTGACGTTCTTTAGAGGGGCATTCCGCCCCTTATCAACTAATCTATTGCTTGATTGTTCCATGCATCATTACTTGAGGGATACAGTGTCTGCGTTTTGAATATACCCTCTATGTGCAGTCTGGTGGAATGGTTTATTTTACTAATAAAAAACCAACTTATTATGATAAGACAAGTGCGGTATGCTTAAACTATGGTTGCACTGTAATTTTCATCGTCAATATAGTTGCTATTGTTGCTAATAAAGTGACAAACAAAGTCAAAGCTGGAATATAAAGTGCTGTAAGTCTTTTGAATTTATTTTCTTTATCATTATACTGTATAAAGTATGTCTTTACTCTTAACAGCTTAATTCTTAACATATCCTTTATTGAAGATTTATGTAACACACCTGTTACTCGATGATAACGAAGTAGATCTCTCACACCGTTCTCAATAATAGTCGGAGTTATATTCTTCGCATTATAAGTATGAAAAATAATTAATGAGTCATGTTCTGCCATTGAATCTTCCGATGAAGATGGGAATAGCATCATATGCACAGCCCCTGTGGCACTATAGGTTATTGATAAAGAAGCACCTTTTTGCCTATGATGATTAAATCTAATGCTTTCTTTTGTAATTTGCTGCCGCATGTTTCCCGTCATACGATCTGAGACCTGCAAAGTTATACAATCAAATCCATATCCATCGGGTTCATCTGCCATATCAATGACGTTAAGATTAATATTTTTTTCAGAAAGCTGTGTTAATAATAAAACCAATTGTTCTTTAAATTTTGGTTTGAATGTAAACCAGTTAACGTAGGAAATTAACCTTCTAAGTTCATCCCGCTCAAATTCTAAACTAAACTCTTGCTGCCACCCCATCACGCCCCCTAATAATAAAAGCCACCTTTCGGCGGGATCAATTCGACGTTACTCAATTATGATAAATCCATTTACTCGCTCCAGAATGTCATTTTCTTTTTCAAGTCTGCAATTGGAAGTACTTTGCTTCCACGATGTACCATTGCATGGCAGTTTGGACATAATGGGATCATATCTGTTACGGGGTTGACCACATAGTTTTCCCCAATCGTATGAAGCGGCTTGATGTGATGTACATGAATGAACCCACGACCATGTGTACCATAGACCTTCTCAAAATCGAAGCCACAGCATTTACAGGTAGTACCGTGATGCTGGATGCAGGCTTGTCTGGCCTTTGGATCGCGTTCGTAGTAGTTCACTGTTACTTGAGTCTTTGCACCTTCAACAAAACTCTCTCCTGAAGGAATTTCATCAGGGAATGGATTAGGTAAGAAGTCTGCATACCAAACAACGCCTTCTTTACGAAGGAATCGCTTGTTTAATTTACGCTCAAAATCCTTGATTACTGCAATTTCAGGATTATCCGGGTGTTCAGAGAAAACCATATTGAAGGTGTAAAGTTCGTAGCCTTCATGGACTAACCTGATGTGTTCCAGTGCCTGGGTGTATCCCGGTTGTTTTTTGTTGTTTGAGTTGTATTCCCATTTCTCCCGGAGTATTACAGATCGCTCTTGTTCACTCTCAACATCCCATGACCCAAAGATGACCATCTTCTTTTCATGGTTAACAAATGACCAACTCCACGTCCAGTTACTGCAAGTAGCTCCGTGCGACTGGATGAATTGCTTTCTGTTCATATCGGCTCCTGCTGAAGTACTTCTTCGGTGCTTATAATCCCACTATATTAACCAGTTCAAAGCAACCTGCCCCGTTTTTTTCAAAGAAATCGTGATCTCAGCCAGTACTGATCCTACCCACCTAACTACGTTGCAACTGCCACTTAAGTTAAATTATCACTCTCCGATGATCATTTACGAAACATAACTGCAAATGGTAAAATTTTTCATCCATGAACCAGGCTACGGGTTAAGAATGTGAGAGTTGAAGGATGGAAAAAATTGTTAGTTGCTACCGTCATAGTACTTTTATGGGTAGCGATATTAGCATTAATTAAAGTACTATTTTCTGGTTCTAATAGTTTTGAATGGGGTAGTGTCTCTGATTGGATATCCACAGGTTGTAACGCTATAATGGCTGGAGCTGCATCATATGCGGCTATTAATGCAAAAAATTGGTTATCAGAAAAAACACGAACATTAGGTTTGGAAAAAGCCGAATTTATACTTAATGAAATCGATACTTTTTCTTCCGCCCATAACTCTTATATAGATCGTTTGGCTGAAGCTGAAATCTACTATCGGTCTAATATTTTTGAAAACCAAGTAGACAGGAATATAGTAATAAATTCACTCGATGAATTACGAGTATTAATTGAAAACAACAAACTGAGATTGCAGGATACGCATTCCAAGTTTTCATCATTAAAACGTTGGGATGTCACAATTTTAAAGGAAGAGGAAATTTATCAGCTACTTGATGTTTATCAAAGAACAATTATTTCTTTATCGAATGCGACTTTTAATCTAAGAAATGCATTATCGGATTTCATTAATGATGAAAGATTTTTTGAACTCTTTGGTCATCATTTCAAAGAATATTATGCAGAGGCTCTTTCGTCTTATCATCAGGGAACATGTATCCATGATAAAATTAGGACATATAAATTTCGAGAACTTTTTGATGTATAGTTTTCGTAGTACATAGGAATTATGTCGATTCCGCATGTGGTAACAGTTGCTGATAAAAAACGGCCTTCTCATCTGAGTCTTTCATTAAGCACCGTTAAATTAGTTATACTGTCATGACTCACTTAAGCAATAACCTCAGTTAGCCGGAGGGTGTGCGTACGGTGGCGGGACTGGCGGGTTACTCACTAATACCTTGATGATAGTACTGATTTAGTAGTTTACTACAGTAAGGGCTTTTACAGCCCGCTCCCCCTGCCCTTTGAGCGAAGCGGTACAGCGAAATACTTTAGGCACGTAGTGCCGACCCGTTACCTTTGTGTACTCAACAATAAAAAAAAGAAATTGAATGATATTTGTATGTACTCACCAGTATCAGGTACTTTCAAGAAGAAGTCATTAACTACTCAAACGAGTACATACAAATATCATTCAAAGCCGAACGCGTTAGCGTTTGTGCTTCTTTATGTTTATGTCTTTTAAGTCAGTACTAATTTCTATCGAGCAAAGCGAGAATAAACACCTTCCGTCTTTTCGAGTACTCGCGAGAAAAACGGAACGTTTACGATCTAATAGTTAGTTTCTTAAGAGACTGAGTATCAGTAAGACATCAGGAGATCCAATTAATATTAATATAGGGGGTACTAATTCGGGAAAGTACTGAAAACAAGCAAAAAGCGGCCTAAAAACATGTCAAATAGCCATTATTTTGCGTTTTGCATAATAATTTGACCGGATTTAACCTGAATTAGTACGATGGAACCCTAATTAGCACCCCACTATCGTACTAATTTAGGAGGGGTAAATTTTTTTGATGAAATCTGAGAGTTGTTCTTTAGTTGGGTTACTTTCAAGAAGGCGAGTCAGATTATATAACTCTTCACCAGTAAGGTACTCACCACCTCGAGGGTGATCTGTTCTAACTGGTGTACCATTTACGTGCATCGCCCACAACTCTTGTGATACACCTGTCAGTACTATCTTGTAATCGTTCACTCTCGATTTAGAATAATCATCACCTTCAAAAAGTTCACTTGTATCAAGTATTGCTTTTGTTTTGGATACGCTTATGTCACCCATCATTGTTAGTAGTATAAGTATATTCTTTTTCACCATACCTTTCTTAGAACCTTTTGATTTTTTCATAGTATCTATATGCTGCTTGATAACGTTCTGTGCAGCACTGGTTAACTGATTTAGATTTCTAACTCCTGCTAAGTGACCACGTAGATCATTATTCTGATGTATCGTTTCTTTTCTTCCACGTTTCATTAGTTCATGTGGTTCTTTCTTTTTTGTCATAATAAATACTCCTGTATAAATGTTAATTAGTAGATAGCCTGTGGTGATTCCACCCACTACAGGCTATTTGTATTTTATTGCCCTGCTAATTTTATAATTCTTGTATAAGCTTGACGTGAGACCGAACGACTCCAAAGATTATTGAAATAGTTTGTTATTTCAATCAATGAGTACTTGCCAGTCTTGTAAGTCTCTATAATTTCTTGTTTCTCTTTCTCCGTGAATCTAACGATAGCTCTACGAGCTTTTGCCTTTGCCATGTTTTCTTTTTGAGTAATCCACTGTAGGTTATTTACATCATTGTTTAGAGGATTCCCATCTATATGATCTACTACTAGCTTTAACAGTTGATTTCGTGGTATAAAGGTTTCTGCTACAAGACGATGTACTTCAATTACTTTAGTACCATACCCTTTTACGGATAGTGTAACTTTATAGTAACCATTAGATTTACTTAAAGAATTTGTTAGTAACCTTTGAGTCTTTGTATTAAATACATCACCATCAGTACTTACGATGTAATTTCCATATTGCGTCTTTTCCCATTTTTTCATATTAACATCCTTTTAAAATAAACGCGTCAAATCCGTTGATCGCGTCACTCACATCTTACAGGCCTGTGAGCATTAGCCTTTTTTCAAAATAATGAATTGATTAAGTAAGAACTGAAAACCGCTTGCCAGTGTTTCACGCTCGCACACTCCACTCTTAGATAGTTCCTGTAACGCCTGAACTTGAGCATCAGTTAATCGCACAGTCACACAATTATTTTTTACATCCTTTTTGTTTTTCATTTAATTTTCCTTATTTAATGATTTCGATTTCGTAGTAAATGCCAAGCAAAAGGAACCCTACGAAGTAGGGTGTCTTTTCAATGGAGGGATAGATATGTCACAATCTATATAGTATTTATGAATTTCCTTCAAAACACGAGATATATGTTGAAGACATTGTAGTATTGAATTTAAATCATCTATCGGATACTTAAAATCCATTCATTTTGACTTTCACATCTGGTAATCAAATATGTTATTCATAGTAAATTTCACTTCATCACCAAGTTTTAGATCATTACAAACAAGATTGTTAGCTACTGTACCCGTAAAGCGTTTACCTTCTACACTGGTAATTTCCACCCAGAAACGCTCATTGTTAGAGCAAACCTTTACATAATGTCCCGGCGTTAATAATGAAAGTTCATCGTAGCTGTAGACAAAAAATGACTCTGGGTGAAGGCGAGCCATTCGCTGAGCATTCATGAAATGTGATTTATTCAT